TTTGTTGCAGATCAAGAGATTAATCTTTTGGCTTGTATGACTGAGATTATGGGTCAAGCGAAGTTCAAATGACCTATGAACTCAAAGACTACTTAAATGCAATCAACCATGAAAAGAAGAACCTCATGGACACAGACGATGAAATGTGGGAAAAGAAATATCCACCTTTCATCGTAAACAAATGTCTGGCACCATTTCCAGATACCATCATGCTTGTAAATGAGATGAATGTTAACTCTCATTTAGATCATAAGTTACAATTTGACTTTTTCCTAAATAGTATCAGATCACGGAAAAGGTTTACACCGTGGATGAAGGCGAACAAAGTAACAAATCTAGAGTATGTTAAAGAGTATTTTGGATACTCAAATGAAAAGGCAAAGTCTGCCCTTAATGTACTTGATGATGATCAGATAAAGGCTATCAAAAATAGCTTGAATAAAGGTGGTAAAAATGGAAAACATTAATTGGACACAAGACCATATGCTTGAAGTTGTTCTGAAAGAACCAGACGATTTTTTAAAGATACGAGAAACACTCTCTCGTATCGGAGTTGCATCAAGAAAAGAAAAGAAACTATATCAATCCTGTCATATATTACATAAACAGGGTAAATACTTTATTGTGCATTTTAAAGAATTATTTGCACTAGATGGTAAAAATACTAACTTATCAGAAAATGATATTGCTAGACGAAATAGGATTTCTACTCTATTAGCTGATTGGGGTTTAGTCGAGATAACAGGTAAAACTGAACCGATAGCTCCACTTAGTCAAATTAAAATAATTTCATTCAAAGAAAAAAGTGAGTGGATTCTTGAAACTAAATATAACATAGGTAAAAAAAGAGAGGGTTAGTTTGGAAGCTTTCAAGTCATTCATAACTGAGTCGAAAGATGAAAAGTATAGAGTTGTAATTCTCACTGTTGAACATGGTGATAAATCAATTACAGCAAAAAAACTTTCAAAGGAAGCAACCAAGCTTGGATTGCAAAATACTATTGTGCAATTTGATGGTGCTACTTTAAGGTATGCTGATGGTAATCATTTTATTCATAAAATGAATGATGACAAAGGTTTTCAAACAAATTCTTCTAACACAATTATTTTTGTTCGTGGTACACCAACAAAAGATAGTCACTTAGATTTAATATCTGAGTTTGAAAGACTAGGTTATTGCTGTGTTAATAGTAGAACCACTATCAATATTTGTGCAGACAAATATCGTAACTATGTTAGATTAAAAGAATATGGGTTGACACAACCAAAAACAATTTTAATACCAAATAAAGATATGATAGATGATTCTCTTGAAGCCTTAGATACTAAGTTTCCAATTATTATGAAAACACTAAGAGGTTCTAAGGGTGTTGGTGTATTGTTTATTGAATCTAAAAAGTCTTTGGATGCTATCGTGCAATTGGTTTATAAGACTGATGAAGATAGTGATTTACTAATTCAAGAATACATTAAAACTGATGGTGATATTCGTGTTATTGTATTAGGTGATCGTGTCATTGCAACTATGAAAAGAAATGTAGTTGAAGGTGATTTTAGATCAAATTATTCTCAGGGTGGAAATGTTTCTGCATATGAATTAACTTCTATGGAAAAGGAACAATGCTTACTAGCAGCCAAAGCTGTAGATGGCATCTTTACTGCGGTTGATTTTATTCCAGCAAAAAATAGAGAAAAGAAACCACCATACATACTAGAAGTAAATAGTTCGCCAGGCACAGATGGTATTGAAGAGGCAACTAATAAAAATATCTCTAAAGAAGTTCTAACACACTTTTTAAATCCAGATGTAAGATACTCTGTACCTGACCAATGTGGATATAATGAGATTGTTGAGATAGAACCTTTTGGAGAAAGAGTTGCAAAGTTTGATACAGGCAATTCTGTTTTGTCAGTGTTGCATGCTGAAAATATTAAAGTAAACGGTAACAAAGTGACATTCACTAATAGTGGAAAAACTATTACCACCAATCTAGTTAAAGAGTATAAAGCCCAAACAGGTGCTGGAGTTGATGAAAGATATGTTGTAAAATTAAATTTAACTTTTTTTGGTTCTACACATGAGTTTATGTTTGGATTAGATGACAGAACTAAAATGGGTACAGATGTATTATTAAATAGATTTGTAATGAATAAACTTAATGTGATGATAAATCCACAAAGAAAGTTTTTAGTGACAACGAAGAAGGATATATAATGAAATACGCAGTGATGTTTGAACCATTTCCAATGGAAGGTTATGAATATATTTGTAAAACAGATGGTGGTTCATGGCGTACAAATGGAAACCCAAGAGTTTTTAATACAGAAAAAGAAGCAAAAGTAGAAGCTGAAAAGTGGAATACTGCAGTAGTGGTAAATATAGAGGAAAAAATTAAATGAATATGAGTACACAATTAGTGAAGGCAGCAAGAATGCATGCCGAAGGTGAACTAGAAAGAGCCAAAACAAATATTATGGTTTATATGAATCAGAGTGTTGGTATTGGTGAACATAGCGATATTGTTGAAGCTATTCAAGAAGAACTTGATAAGATGGCTATGGCAGAAGATCGTATAGAAATGCTTAATAAACATTTTGCGGTGTTAACTCCTGCACAAGCTAAAGAGTTGCTACAAGAAGATGATGGTGCACAATTTAGTATTAATTTTAATGTAGAGGATAATGAATAAAATACTTGACATCTAACCAGAACTGTGATATATTTATATTATGAACTTTTATACAAACATTGTCCAGTGGGGCAATTCTCTATTACTTAGAGAAGTAGTGAATGGCGAACGTATTAATCGAAGGGTTAAGTATTCGCCAACACTTTACGCACCTGTTGCACAACCTACAGAGTGGAAAACTCTTGATGGTAAGTATGTAACACCTATCAAACACAATACGATCAAGGAAGCTAAAGCTTGGGTTGAGCAATATAAAAATCAATCTAATTTGGTTTATGGTAACAATCAATATCATTATTGCTATCTTGCTGATCAGTATCCTAAAACTGTAAATTGGGATATTGATAATATCCTAGTTGTTACTATTGATATTGAGGTTGCTTGTGAGAATGGATTTCCAAGTCCAGAAAAGGCAGAAGAGCCATTATTATCAATCACAGTAAAGAACCACCAAAACAAAAAGTTTGTTGTCTGGGGTGTTGGTAAGTTTGAGAACACTCGCGAGGATGTAACTTATGTCGAGTGTGAAAGTGAACTTCATCTTATCCAAGAGTTTCTTGTTTTTTGGGAAAGGCATCAGCCTGACATTATCACAGGTTGGAATACAGAATTTTTTGATATTCCTTACTTGTGTAATCGTATTTCCAAACTTTGTGGTGAAGATGAAATAAAGAGACTATCTCCTTGGAGAAATGTAATGTCTCGCGAAGTATTTCAGATGGGCAGAAAGCACCAAGTGTATGAGATACAGGGTATCGCTCACCTAGATTATTTTGATCTATATCGTAAGTTTACATATACCAACCAAGAATCATATCGACTTGATCATATTGCATTTGTTGAGCTTGGTGAAAACAAAGATGGTAATCCATTTGACACATTCAGTGAATGGTATCAAAAAGACTTCCAATCTTTCATTGAATATAACATCATGGATGTTGAGATTGTTGATCGCTTAGAAGACAAGATGAAGTTGATTGAACTTTGTCTTACTATGGCGTATGAAGCCAAAGTAAACTATATGGATGTTCTTGGTTCTGTTAAGTATTGGGATATACTTATTTACAACTACTTGCGTGGTAAGAATATTGTGATCCCACAAAAGAAGCATAGTGCCAAGTCAGAGAAGTTTGAGGGTGCGTATGTGAAAGACCCGCAAGTAGGTATGCACAAGTGGGTCATGTCTTTTGATTTAAATTCTCTATATCCACACTTAATTATGCAATACAATATTTCACCAGAAACACTTGTAGGTCAAGAAAAAGTAAAAGGTATGTCTGTAGACAAACTGCTTGACAAGAAGGTAGACACATCAATTTTAAAAGATGTAACACTAACACCTAATGGTGCTTTGTTTAAAACCACTAAAAGAGGGTTTCTGCCAGAGATCATGCAATCAATGTATGATGATCGTGTGAAGTATAAGAAACTAACTTTACAGGCGAAACAAGATTATGAAAACACTAAAGACCCTAAACTACTCAAAGATATTTCCAAGTATAATAATATCCAACTTGCTAAAAAGATTTCTCTCAATTCTGCATATGGTGCTATTGGTAATAACTGGTTCCGCTATTACGATTTACTGGTTGCTGAAGCAATTACTACTTCTGGTCAATTATCTATTCGTTGGATTGAACGTAGTCTTAACAAATACCTTAACGAACTGCTGGAAACTAATAATGAAGACTACGTTATCGCGTCAGATACGGATTCAGTCTACATTACTTTTGACAGATTGGTTAATAAAGTGTTTGAAGAAGGAACGGATACTGCGAAGATTGTCGCCTTCATGGACACAATCGCTAGGGATAAGATTGAACCGTTTATTGATCAGAGTTATCAAGATTTGGCTAAGTATGTAAATGCATATGAACAGAAGATGCAGATGGCTCGTGAGGCAATTGCAGACAAGGGTATCTGGACTGCAAAGAAACGATACATTCTAAATGTCTGGGATATGGAAGGTGTCAAGTATAAAGAGGCACAACTCAAGATTATGGGTATCGAGGCAGTTAAGTCTAGTACTCCTGCACCATGTCGAGCCAAGATTAAAGAAGGCCTTAGTATCATTATGAATGGTGATGAGAAAGAACTGAATACCTTTATTCAAGACTTTCGTGAAGAGTTTATGAACCTTCCACCAGAAGATATTGCTTATCCGCGGTCTGTAAATGGTCTTACAAAGTTTAGTGATCCAAATCAAATGTTTGGTAAGGGTGCACCCATACACTGTAAGGGAGCCATCTTGTACAATCACTTGGTAAAGAAGAACAAGCTTGGTAGGAAGTATCCTTATATTCAAGAGGGCGATAAGATTAAGTTCTTACACTTACGTGCACCAAACATTTATCAGTGTACATCTATTTCTTTTATGACACAACTTCCAAAAGAATTAGACTTTCACAAACTAATCAATTATGATATGCAGTTTGAGAAATCTTTTGTTGAACCACTCAATGTCATTATCGAGAAGATTAACTGGTTGGTGGATAGGAGTTATGGCACACAAGGTAGTTTAGAAGATTTCTTTGTATGATTGACAAACTACTAGAGAATGAAATCAGTAAGGTATCTGATTCTGACAAATGTGCAGTGTTACTGAGTGGGGGTGTAGACTCCATTTCAGTAGCATTTGCTGCACAAAGACTTGGTAAAACAATACACGCATATAGTTTCTGTTTAGATACACATGAGTCATATGACTACATGAAGGCTAAAGAGATTGCTGAAATATGTAAGTGGGAATTTACAGGCATCAAAGTTCCAACTAACAATCTAGTTGAAGATTTCCATAGACTAGTAAAATTAGATTGTAGAAAGAAAACACACTTTGAGTGTGTATATCCATTTCTATATGTGTATCCAGAGATTAAAGAAACAGAAGTTTTATCTGGCTGGGCAGCTGATGGGTATTACGGTATCAGTAAAAAAGCAATGATGCATTTCAAACACACACAAGAATTGTTTGACAAGTTTAGAGATAACTACTTTAGGCCTGATATGTGTGCTGGTTACAACTGGCATAAGAATGTTGCAGATATGCATAGTAAAAAGTTCATTACACCATACTTAACTGATAGTGTCAAGAACTTTTTCTATAGTAAGAGTTGGGATGAACTGAATAAACCTTCTCAAAAGCATCATGTGAGAAATGCATTCGATGAATTTAAATTGATAGGAAATGTAAAAAAGCACTTGAACTTACAGATAGATTGTGGTATAATAGAGTTATTCGAATCATTGATAGATGACCCGCAAGTAAACTTTAAGAATAGAAAAAGAATAATGGATATATGTAGAGATTGGCACGTGCTAAATAGTACGAATACTTTAGAGGAGTTTTTCGTATGAAATATAAGAAGTACAATTTACAAGATGTGTATGATGCTGAGGCACAGAACAAGTTTAACGTAATATCCACCTTTGCAGGTGGTGGTGGTTCTTCTACTGGTTATCGTTTGGCGGGTGGTAAAATCCTATGTGTTAATGAGTTTGTACAAGAAGCAAGAAACACATATGCAGAGAACTATCCAAATACACCTATTCTACCTGATGATATAAAAGAACTTACAGGACAGGATTTACTTACAGCTGCTAACATTGGAGTTGGTGAAGTTGATATTCTAGATGGTTCTCCACCATGTTCTGCATTCTCTATGTCTGGAGCTGTAGTTCAAGGCGGTGGCCACACTAAAGGTTTTGGTAAAACTAAAAAGTATTCTGATGGTAAGAAAGTAGAAAACATTGAGGATTTGTTTTTTGAATTTCTTAGAGTTGCTGAAGAGATTAAACCAAAAGTAATTGTTGCTGAGAATGTGGCAGGTCTTATGATGGGTGAAGCAAAACAATACTACTACAAAATTACAAATACATTTGAGAAGATTGGTTATGATGTATCTTCTATGGTTTTGGACTCATCACATTATGGTGTACCACAAACAAGAAAGAGAGTTATTTTTATCGCTGTTCGCGAAGATGTGACTGAAGCTATTGGTCTTACCTTTATGAATATTGCTGGTATATTTCCAGACAAATTTACTGATGCAATTACTTGTGGTGATGCATTTAGTGACCTAGAATACGATGAAGAAGAAATAAAGATGTTAACTGAAAAGTTTGCAAAGGGTTCTCATTTTGAGACAGCATCTAAGATGCCACTTGATCCTGAGAAAGTATTAACTGGCTGTGATTATCATCCAAAGGGTCATCACTTCAATATGAAAAGAATTTCAAGACACAAACCATCTCCTACTATCACAGCTTCTGGCGGTTGCATTCATTGGAGTGAGATGAGAAAACTAGCATTGTGTGAGTCCAGACGAGCAATGTCCTTACCAGATGATTTTAAATTAACAGGTAAGTGGGAACAAAAGTCTGAAAGGATGGGACGTATGGTTCCACCTTTGATGATGAAGGCTGTAGCAGATGCAGTATATAATAATGTAATTAAACCTTATAAGGAGTTAAATAATGGCTGATTTTACTTTTGCCCATCGTGAAGAGGGTTTTGACGAACACATTGAACAATCAATTCGTGGGTATTCTAATCTACTAGAAGATGTAATTAGTTTGTCACGATACTTTGTAGAAGACGATACAAATATAGTTGACATTGGATGTTCAACAGGTAAACTAACAAAGGCTATGATTGAATATAATCAAGATCACTGTGTCAATGGTAATTGGATTGGTGTTGAAATTGCTGATGGTTTTATTAATGACCTAGAAGATAGACAAAAAGAAATAACTAATGGCTCAAGTAATTTTGCCGAGGTAGATTTTATCATGGAAGATGTTCGTGATTTTGATTTTAATAATTGTTCCTTGGTTACATCTATTTTTACTTTACAATTCATGCCAAAGAAAGATAGAAGAGAAGTTATTAGTAACATCTATGATGGATTAAATGAGGGTGGTGCTTTTATATTCTCTGAGAAGACTGTATGTGAAAGTGCACTTGTACAAGATATGATTACATTTAACTATTATGATTATAAGAGAAAGTCTTTTAC